TTTCCAATCGAGTGTGCGTGTGGTCAGGACCACGCGGTCGCCGACGTTATTCGGCAACCCGGAAGGCTTTTCGGGAGCGGAAAGCGTGATCTGCTCAGCGGGGATGATGTTACGGTCGCGCGCCCAGTTAACCGACTCTCCTAGCGGGTCTTTCTTGATCAGGTGGTCAATTCGTGGCGTATCCGCCCCTAGTTTTTTCTTCCAATTCTCGCCGACCAAACGAGGCGGACCCGCACCGTCGAATTCGACCTCGACGTGCATGTGCCGGTCGACGTCGCCGGTTGGGTCGACTTCCATTCGCCCGCCCTTCCCGCGGCGGCGGGGGCGGTCTGTTTTTACAGACAACCAAGCTCGTCGGCGATTTCGCGCAGCAACCTTCGCTAGCTGCACTAGGTGTTCGGCACTATTGACCTCTTCACCGTTAGGGGTGAGGAGCTTCGCCCACATTTGGTTTTGAATGCGATAACGCCCGTCGCTACCCTTAAATGTTTCGATTCGCGTCTTCGATCCGTCCGGGTTAGCCATCACGTAAGTTTTTTTCCGCATTGCGGGCCTACGCTTCCCGGTTACAGGGTCTTTCTCTACGTAAGGGGTTCCCTTTCGAAATCGACCGCCGACGCTAACTTGCTTACCAGTTACCGGGTCTTTCGCCTTAGAACCTTTTGGCCACCTGCGATCTTTGAGCGACAATGTGCCGGGGTACTTTTCCGCGAACTCGTCGAGCAGCGCTAGCTCCTCTGCCGACCCCGGCTTAGTCGCTTGCAAACGCTCGATAAGCGCCTGTCCCTCGACCTCGAAATTGTCGTAGTTGAAACACCCGGACCGTTGCCGGAATTCGGTCGCGCTTACCTCGTGCGGGACCATCGTAAGCGGTACAGGTTGAAACGACTTACCAGCGGCGCGGTCGGGCTGACTCTTTAGGTCTAGGGCTGCCGCCTCCTTCTCTAGCTTGGCAATCTCGGCTTCGATCTTGGTTCGCGCAGCCCCCGTAGCTTTCCGCGCTTGCATGTGCAGATCGGCCAGCTTTGCCAGCTTTGCATGAATGCTACCTTTCGCCATTGATCGCAGCACGTAGCGCATCGTCATAGAGCCGGATGATGCGCTGAATAGTTTGGCGATCTTCGGGTCTTTAGACGACAATCCGCCATTGTCGCGGATATACTGCATCGTGATCTTCGTCTTACCGTCGACTGTGATCACAGTGTCGTCTTTGATCTCATCTTGGATCAAGTGCAGGTATGCGTACGCCGGATCAATTGGGTTGCCGCGCTCGTCAAACGCTTCCTTGATTTGCGAAACTTTTGGAAGCACCTGTTCCGACGCGGCCTGCCGCTCGGTAGACGGTTCCCATGTAGCGGTAGACTTACCACCTTCCACGTCGTCGGCGTTCTGCATCCCATAGCGGAAAAAGACAGTGCGACCGCGGTGGTTCATTTCGTAGAACCGATCCGCGTTGCCCTGCTTTCCGATCTTGTCTGGGTCTGGCGGGTCAACGCGGTAGACGTCGGCGGCCCTTCCCGGCTCAGGGATGTCGGCGACAATCCGCTGTGCAATTGTCAGCGGCGCGTCGGTCGCCTTAAACCACGGATTGACAAACTTAGCGACTTGATCCGCCGGGAAATCCATCGCCATAATCTCGGCGCGCGGCGGGACCGCTGACGGCATTAGGCGGTGCATGAAGTCGTACGCCTTCGGGCACTGCTCCGCTAGCTGCACGGGGGTTAGCAGTGCCGCGCCAAACGACTCGCAGAACCGCTCTTCTAGGTCCGTTTCCGCGTAAGCCGTGATCCCTTTCTCTTTTCCGCGACCCGTGAATCCCTTGATCGCTGTCCAATCTGCCCAATTGGGGCCTGCTCCTTGGTTCTTCTGCATCGCGTGCGCAATGCAGTGGCCCCACTCGTGCAGGATAATGTGGATCGGCCGATTGCCGCCGTGAACCGTGTAGTCTTTTTCCTTGTGCGGACGACGGGCGTTGATCGTGGTCGTGTCGAGCGGAAGCGTGATCCTCCCCGACCCCTTGTCACACCACGCGGCCGTGCGCTTGGGCACCTTGATCTTTTGAGCCTTCGTCGCGTCTTGCTTAGTACCGTAGAATTCTACGGACTTGAGCACGTCGGGAAACCGCGCGCTAATCTCTTTCGGCAGCATCTTTACAGCGGATTCCAGCGCGCGCATTGGGTGCATCGGCTGGCACCATAGGTCTTCTGGTTCCGTCTGGTTTGCAATTTCGTTAGCGAACGCTTGTGCGTTACCGTCAAGCGTGACTTTCGGTGCCACGAATCCAGCCGGCCCAAACACGTTTTCGGGTGTTAGGCTGGTGGCAGGGGCGCGCTCGGCCTTGAACTCAGGGAAGTGATCGTGCCAGCCTGCTTTGTCAACATGGAATACGTCGGCAACCTCTTCGTCGCTTAGGTGCGACAATTCGGGGGCCTTGACCGGGTGCTTCTGCTTACGGCGCTTCTTACGGTCCTCTAGGTAACGCTGGCGGTCCTCCGGCGTGTTGTAGTAGTAGCGCCAACCGAGCTTGCCTTGGTGCATGACGCGGACGCGGCGCCAATACTTGTGAAACGCTTTCGGCCCAGCCGAAAACGCCTTGGTTAGCTCGTCACTAGAATTGTCGCCGACCGGCAGCCCCAAGCGAATCATGTTACCCTCGACCTTTTGACATGATCGCCGCCCCCGGCATATTGCGGACGGCAGTAGTGTAGTGGACTAGCGTACCGGGCTCGCAGTCTTCCGCCGTAGTATACCAAACGCCATTTTCGTGCCCGCCGCTTACGACGTCGCGTTGCGGCTTCGCCATATGGTTTGCGAACTGCCCTAGGAAGTACGCGTCTGCGACATTTGGGTCGAAGTCGACGATCTTGTACCCGTCCGCACTAACAGGGTCGAAATCGACCGTGAAAGCAAACCGGCGAAACGGCCGAGCGTTGTACCGGCGGTGAATGTGGAATTGGTTTTCGCTCATTGTCGCCTCAACTCTTTCAAGCGCTCCAGTCTGCGCTGGACCTCTTTGAACCTTGCGTCATCCCAAGGCGCAGCGCCTACCGGTGTGTCTGGTTTAGCGGGACGTTTTACCCCGTTCGCAATCGCGCGCATTGCGCCTAGCGCAACCTCGTCTGCGTATAGATAATCGGCTTCTTGTGAAGTCTCATATCGCGGCGGTTTTACCATAGCCGGGTCGACGGTCATTGTCGATTGTTGGTTGTGAAATTGCCGCATCCGTTCGACGTCTCGCCTGCGCGTGTGCTCGCCTAGGAACTTGTCGATGTCGCCGACCGTCAACTTGCCGGCCTTCCAGTCTTCTAAGGTCTTTGCAGCTTTGGAGCCTTCGCCAGCGCGCATTGCTGTCAAGTACATACGCGCGCGGTCCGCGCCGCCGAAGCGCTCGCGTAGATCGCGGAATGTCGGGCCTGTTTTCTTGGGCGGCGGATTGTCGTCGATTCGGTTCCACTTAGTCGATGCGGCGGTAGCCATCCGCCCTTTTCCTTGCGCCACCGCCTCTTTCTTGAACGCGGCGAGCGCGTCGGCGATTGCTTTGTTCGCCTTATTGTAGATTGTCGCCTTGCTGGCAGTCTTCTTTGCCAAGCCTAACCGAGCCGCTAGGTCCTCTTTAGTGATCACGTAGCCGGACCGTGAGTCTGATTCGCCGTCTTCGTCCAAACCGAACAATAGCTCGATTGTCGCCTTATTCCGGGGCGACAATTTGGCCGTCACCTCATCGATTTGTTGGCGTAAATGATGCTGCGCGCCGAGCGGCATCGTCGTGTCCGCCCGTAGTGGGATGCTGGTGTTTTGGTGATCGTTAATCCACTGCGAATCTGCAACGCGATTGCCCGCAAGTAGCGATTGCATTTCTGCGATTAGCGCGAGCTTTCCGGGGTACTTGTTACCGACCGGCTCACCAGTGGGCGACAATAGTTGCCATTCGTTTAGCGGTACTTGCTGGCTTGCTTGGTCATACACGTTCCCGTCTTTGCTCGCGTACACCCCAAGCGCGGCGGGCTTGCGACCAGAAAACGTCTGCTCTTTCTTTAGGTTCCATTCACGGGCGATTTGCTCGGCCGTAGGCTCGGCCACCCCGTTAATCGCAGCGGCGCGGTTGGATGCTGCGATCAACCCGTGAATCATCTGCATTTGGCGCATCGGGATCTTGGCGCTACCCGCGCTCTTTACGTCGCGAGCGGCGTCGAGCGCGTATGCGTGCATGTACCACTTCGCATGCCGCAAGAAAGACGAGCCGCCTGTGTAAGACCGTAGCGCCAGCATTAGCCCAAGTTTTGCCCCGCTAACAACGTCCTCGCGGCCGGTTCGATCCCTAATCCTGTACTTGTCGGCCACTTTGTTTGCGGCAGATACCATGTTCGCCTCAAACTCGCTAAACACGGCGGGGACATCTTGGGGCGGAACAAACACACCGTGTGTACGCCTCCCCAACCCTAGGTGGCTGTCACCTTTCGCAAACTCGATAACGGGGTAGTACCCATTTTCAAGCCGGTGTAGGTACGTACCCGGTTGCGCTGTACTTGCATCCCACTTAACCGTGGTCGCGTTGACACTCGCTTTTGTCGATACACCGAGCGTCTTTAGCGCTTCGGTTGCGGCGACAATTGCAGATTCCAGCGCAGCGATCTTGTCCGGGTCTTTGGTGCTCTTTAGCGCTTTCTCGGCTTGCTTAATTGTCGCCTGTAGCTCGCGGCGGCGCTCGGCAAGTGCCTGCTGCCCTTTCGAACCCGGTCGTTTGCGCGGCGTAGGGGGGCGCGGCGTACGCTTTTTTGTTTGAAACGCGGCGTCAGTCTTTGCTTTCTTGCGGGTACGTTTGCGGCGAGATTCCGGGTCAAACGAGCGCATCGGCTGGATCTGACTCGTTTCGACCAGCTTCGGATCGCCGTGGATATGCCCGTTTTCCGGGTCGACGGCCGTGACCCACGTTTTACCCTCGGGGGCTGCTTTTGCGTCGGGCGTCCACGCATAGAGCGAACCGGGCACCCCTAACTCTGATACAAAATGACCAGCGGAGATCCCGCCTGTCCCGACGCCAGCCGCTAAATCAGGCTCCCAATCTAGGTGCGACTCCCCCTTGTGCTGGTCTGGATACCAATAGATCCAGTGGTCGCCTTGCCGCTTACGATACCCGCCATGCTTAGACTTGGGAATACGTGTGAATCCAGCGGGCGCTTTGGCGGGGCGTGATGCTTTATGCAGATTGTTACTCACGCGTCACTCCGGTAGCACAAGCAGGCCGTCACTCCCTACAACGCTTGGTGCTGCTTGCCCGTTAGACCAACCCTTCGGCAGTGTAACATACGTGGGCAGTCGTTGAATGTCGCACACACAATACGGGTGAGTCGCGCCGATAATCGGCTTCCAATCGGCACGCTTGGCCCCATAGTTTGTACCGTTTGCCTCTAGGGACGACAATTCAAATATGCGAATGTCACCGCCGGGACCCGTGCTCGTCGTGTATAAGCGAAAGCAGCTTGAACACGCGGTCGGGGTAGGGACTCGATACACATATACAGCGCGGGGCGGAGCCCCAGACTGCTTGGCCGCGTCTTCAGCCATCCGGGTCCATTCGTCGGTTTGGCCGTGGTTCCACATTTCGGTCGTTTCCGTCCGCGCAATTCGCTCTAGGTCGCGCTCCCACATTTGCGTGAGGTGCCCTAAGTCAGATCGCAGCCGTTTGGTCGTGCCTCGAAACGCATTGTCGTAGAAATCATCCGACAATCCGGCGTCAGTGCCTAGCTCTTTCAACTTCTGCTGCGCCTCGCTATCCCCCATGTTTGCTGCGACCGCTGCGCGCATTGCGTCGCGTAAACCAGACGTCAACCGTGCGTCTTCGGCTAGAATTGCCGTGCTCACAGCCGCCGCCGCGCGGCTGCCTAGGCCAGTAACAAACTGCGCGGCGCGCTGTCGCGCATACTTAGACGCGCTTTCTTCGGCAGTCGTCATCGGGACCGGGTTTCGGCGCAATTCGGCTAGCCAAGCATCACCGCTCGCACCGTACCGAGATTGTCGCTCCGCTTGATCCATATGCGCGAGCATGACGCCGAAATTATACACCTGCTGCGCCAGCGTGTTTGGGGCTCCTTTAGGGTCGACAAGCCCTAGGCCGACGGCGGTTTTCCAATCGGCTTCTGTCAACGCGTCGCGTCCGTAAAGCGCTACAGCAATTGCCTTGTGGTACTTGTCCAGAATCGCGACCGCCTCGCGCATTAACTCGGCGGTAAATACCACGCTCATAGCTGGGTCGATTCTGACTGACCTACTAGAGCGACAATCTTCTCGCGTACAAACCGAATGTCGTTACCGAGCAGGTCTAGCTTGTCTTTGATTTCAGCGACTTGATCCGTCACCGCGCGCTCGCGCACCTCTAGTACGACAATCCGGTGCGTGATCGACTCTAGCGCGATTGCTTGGGTGCGTGCGTCTGCGATTGTTTGGCGCACAAAGAACGCAACAATCGCGAGGAGCGAGCCAAGCACCATTTGCGGGATCACAATCGCTTCTGTCACGGGCGTCCTGTTTGCCGTAGCCGGTCCCTGCTTACCGCAGATAGCCGGTCGCTAATTAGTTGGTGGATTTCTGACAATGCCAGCGTCATCGCCGTGCCGTACAAGTCGCGCGCTTCGGTCGCAATGTCGTTAAACAGTGCATAATTCGACCGCTCGTTAGCATGTACAGAAGACTTGGTGCCCCCCGCTGCTTTAGCTAGATCGTCGAGAAATACGCGTTCGTCCGCTCCCTCCACGCGCGCAATGGCTAGAAGCGCGTCAACCAGCTTTCGCGGCTGCGCGCTTACCAGACCTTGCTGCTCGATAGATAGCCGCACGGAGCTTAGGCGTTGAACTCGCCTTCAGTCACGGCCAAATCCCCAGCAAAACCGGGTTCGACCGCGCCGGATCGGAACGCGTGATAGGGGGCCACGGTTACGGCCGTGGCGCCTGTGACCGCCACCATGAAATGACCCGCGACAACCCAAGCGTCATGCCCAATGAACTCGCTAATTTCCGTGTCCGTGGCGGCCGCGGCGGCTAGCTCGGCATTCGACGTCGGCCCGGTCGCGACCTCTTTCCAATACGCGGAATACGTGGGGGACGTGCCGTAAAACGCGGTGCTCACGTCGGCGATAATCGTAGCGACCGCAAACTTCGCCGAACCGCCTGCGTCAAAGGTCCCCGCCACCGAAATGCCAGTGCGGGCGCGATCATCGCTAAACCGCCCACCGGGCGCGACGTAAACGAGCGGGCCAGACGTTTGAATTCCAAGCGTAACCACCCAAGCCGCCGCCGCCGAGCCGTCGTCGGCAAAGCTCCCGCCCTGCACGTAGCGGTGAAGGGCGGTTGCCGACTTGTTTACCGCGGTCAATACTCGGCGCGATTGTGCTGCTAGAAGTGCGGGAGTGCCCATTGGTTTAACCTCGTTAAAGATCGATTTCGTACCGGTTAACCCCGGTTTCGGTTGCTCTATCCAACTTTACTACGATTGCCTCGCCTTTCGCAAGGTCATATCCCCGATTGTCGCCCTTCTCGGTCGGTTCTTCGGGCGGTTCTTCGGTCGGTTCTTCTGGTAAATCCACGCCTTCACCAGTTTCCGCGTCAAGCAATTTGAAATCAGCAAGCGGGTCGTCTTCGACATCCTCGACATCCTCGGCACCCTCGACCTCCTCGGCACCCTCGGCACCCTCGGCACCCTCGGCTCCAGCGTCGTCATCGAAGCCCTCGTCGCCGTCTTCCATTTCGGCCTTAGCCTGCTGGTAAAACTGAAGCCACGTTGGGTCAAGGATCACGTCGCCCATTCCGTCTTCGAGCGGTTCGAGCCCCACGGCTTGCCTCGCCTCGTCAACCGTGAGGTAAATCTTCGTCTGCTTCTGGAGTAGATCGGTTTCCGCCTCGACACCCTTGTTATCGAGGCCAACCGGCACAACCTCATAGTCTGGATCGATCTTCTGGAGCCAGTGCTTATTTAGCTGCTGAAAGAACCAATAGACAAGCGGCCGGAGCCCCAAGTCTTTCGATGCTTTCAACTTCTCTTCGATAGGAGCCGTGCCCATCGCTTGCGACTGGCCGCTGTTGCCGTAGCTGAAATTGACCTCTTCGGGGGCGATCTGGTAGCGCGCGCAGACGATCTTGATCAGGAAGTCGATCCAACTGGAAAACTCCATATCCTTGTTGGACAACTGCATGTTGATCCACTGGATTTCGTCGGCGTTGGTGATCGGGGTACGCCA